CTAGTATATTTACACGAAAAATATTATAAGGTAATGTTAGGCTATGATTGGAGAAAAACTTAGAAGACTAATTAAACGAAAAGGAATCAAGCAGGTTGAAGTCTGCAGAGCTGTGGGGCTTTCCCCATCAAGACTCTCTAACTATCTCAGCGGAAGCCGTGAGCCTGATCTCGAAACCCTCTCTAAAATTGCACGTTTCCTCGAAGTTAAACTTGATTATTTCGCTTTCGGCGACTCAATCAAGAACACTAAGGAAATCGGTGAAAAAATCAAAAAAATCAGAGAAATGAGAGGACTCTCCAAAAAAGATCTCTCTGATTCCACAGGTTACGACCTCACTTTTTTTGCTGCTCTGGAACTGGGGCACGGAGAGTTTGAGCGTGAAACCATTGAGACAATCGCACAGATTCTCAAATACGGTGCTGACGAACTGATCGGCAGCGGGGAACAGAATCAGGAAGTGCTTTCCGCAGTTATGGAAAACGAAGTTGTCGACTACTTCCCTGCATCTCCTGAAACCCAGTATCATCTTGATGACATAGCTTCGGGAAGAACAGAAGTGCTTAAAACTCCTTTCTGGACAGTTGTTACAGACGGAAGATTTGCACCAAAAATCAATGAAAATGAGCTTATTTTTGTTGAAAAGATCAACGGCTTTCCCGCTGACAGGGAATCGGTTCTTTTTGCATCCGAAGGAACTTTAAGGCTTATGCGCTGCTTTGAATACCCTGATTCGGTGCTTCTTGCTCCCGAATCAAAAGCAGGCGAACCCATCAGTCTTAATAAAAATGAAGACATGAAACCGGGCAGCCGCTGTTACAAAATACATTGGGTGGCTAAAAAACCTGATTAATAAATCAAGGAGCCTTTAGGCTCCTTTTTTTGCGCCCGAATCATTCACATAAAGAGAATCTTAATTGACAAAAAGTCTATCCTGATTCATAATTCCAAAATGATAGGGAAAAGACTAAGACAATTGTTAGCCTCAAACAACATGACGCAGGCAGAGCTTTGCAGGAAACTCAGCATATCGCCCGGCAACATGTCGAATTTCATTAATGACCAGAGAAACCCCAGTCTTGAGACCCTTTCTCTCATTGCAGGGTATTTTTCTGTCAACCTTGATTCATTCGTTAATGAACATTCTGCCGTTAAAGTTATGCCTAAAACCCTGACAGGGCTGACAGAAAACGCCCTTATATCATCAGGCAGACTATGGATAAAAATAGACAGTGACTCATTCGCCCCCGCTTTCAGCAGAGGTATCCTGATATATACTGATATTTATGCCGAAGTCGCTCACAGAGATTGTATTTTAATTTTTAGAAACGAAAAACCTGAACTGTACAGGTTTTTGGAAAAGGGTAAGAGTTCTATTCTTATTCCGTTTATGAAAACAGAAATGCCTGTTGAAATAAAAAAACAAGGCAAAACAAGACTTTATAAAATAATTTATTCGGCTTTCGCCCCTTAAATAACTTCTGTTCCGCTGCCCATGAGGAAGCCGGCAAGGAATTTTGTGAATATTTTTCTATCCCCTTCCTCAAAGCTTACAAATTCAAGGGCAGAGAATCTCGAAATATCATTATTTTTTTCTGTATCCGGTTCAATACGCCAGACCTTCGCTTTTGCCGTAATTCCCGCTGTTTCGGCAGAGTCGTTGAAATTTATTAATATTTCGTAGAATTCATAGATATTTATGGCTTCATCAGTGCGTATTTTTATTCCACCGATGCTTATATCTCTCATATCGGCTTCAATATAATCCCCGGAGTTTTCCTTTCTGAGCCTCACCCGTACAGGGACATCTTCAAATCTGTGGAATTGTCTTCTTTCAATCATACTGCACCTGATAAATGTTTTATGCCCCTTGCCGCCTGCAGTTCGGGAAAGGCTTATGCCTTACTTTATCTCACAGTAACAGCGCTGGCTGTTATCACTATAAAGCCTTATTATAAGGCTTTTCCCATCCGGAACTGTTACCCATTCGCAGCAGTTAATCTCATAACTTCCGGTTATAAGCTGTGCGCTGACATTCAGTCCGCTTCGTGAGTTATGTACGGATGCGGACTGTTTCGGCTTAATCAGCACATAGTTTTCTGTCCTTCTGTCAGTCTGATTCTGCATACGGACTCCAAGCAGGAGTTCCGTTTTGTTCTCAAATCTTACATCTGCGAACGCCTGTGCCGATATAAACAGAACGAACGCAGAAAAAATAATCATATTCTTCATAATCACCCGATTTCATTCAAAATTACCATGACAGCGGTCTATTGTGAAGAAAAAATATCCTTATACATGTTTATTTCAAAGGAATGCCGAATCTTCTTGCCGCTTCAGCAAAATCAACAGCCATTCCCGACTGTGCAGCCTCTTTAACAGTTGTCCAGTCTGCATATTTTTTTTCTTCAAATACAAATGAAGGAAGCTTGCACCTGCTCCCGAAATTCAGCTCTGCTATCCACCTTACTAATGTTGAACTAACAGAATCTGCGAGTGATGCTGCTGTCTTTGCGGCCTTGATCCCGAATGTTTTGGAGTGTTCTTTCGCAAGTGCGTAAGAGCCTCCGGAACCAGTATCGCTTGTGAGTATCTCCCCTGTGACCGCCTTTGATATTTCAGAATTGCAGACCTCAACCAGTTTTGCAAAATCATCTGAACTGCCCCTGCTTTCCAGAACCTGAACTTTATCCACGTTAGCAAGAGCCACCGCAGCATCATTCTGGATTCCGCTTAAGGATTCCGCCAGCATCTGTGCCCTGCGCCTTGTTTCTTCGCCGCCTTCAGATTCAAACATGGCGAGTACAGTCGGCACGCCGAATTTTTCCGCAACGGTGAGCCAGAATCGGAATCCTGCTTTCTTAAACATCCACGGCCAGTAGCATTTGGATAAAACAGGACTGCCGTAAGGATTTTCATTTCTGGGCATGTGCCTGTGAACAATAAACTTATATTGTTCATCAAGCCGGATGTTTCTGCCGCCGTCAACCATAAACAGATTTCCTTCCCCGTCAAATACAAACCGTGCAGGATTGCGGTTAAGCAGTTTTTCTGCAAACCAGTGGGCGCCTTCCTTTTTCCAGATAATCTCTGTAACGGAAAAGCCGTATTCCACAGCAGAAAGCATCTCCTCAAGCTCCTGAAAGAAGTTAGGTATCATTTTGAGACTTTTTCTTACAAACTCAGCAGTTTTAACAGCCTCCTTTGTTGAATCCGCAGGAACAATGTTCCATTCGTTTCCAAGGACACCGTGCCTTAACTGCTCAAGCTTTGCTGAAATATGTGCATCTGTGAGCATTTCGTCAAAAACTGAAAGCTTCAGACCATTTTTTGATAAAATTACATCAGGATTAGGCATAAAATTTAGAAATGATGAAAAACTTGATGATGCCGAAATATTTTTTGTGAGATTATTCATTTACTCCCCCTTTTAATATCCTTTGAATATATAACCAGCCTTTCTCGAAGTGCCTGAATAGGCACCCTCAGGCATTGCTCTTGTCCCGCTTTCGTTTAACGCCTGCGTGAGTGCATCCACCATGTCATCATGTCTGCCGAATGGAAACGCAGCCGCCTCTTCAACCAGTTCCGCTGAGAATGCCTTATCCTCCGGCAAATAGACATTACCTGCCTCAAGAATTGGCTGAACGGCATATGCTCTTGCAATCTTTGAACCTTTCGGTTCTACCGCTATCAGCCCCTGAATCTCCTTACGCAGAGCAGAAAGAACAGCGGAACCGTTTGCCTTGTCCTCCACATATTTCGCCTTTGCCTGCGGCCAAAGTGCAGTTAGATTTTTTACTGCCCTCACTGTTGCGGAAAAGTCCATCCTGTCGCGCACCATGTCGGCAAGATACCTGCCTGAGCCTTTAACGGCCCACACCTGCCCCACCACATAGTCAGCTCCTTCGCTCCCTTTAAAGCTCATATCCCAGGACTGAAACCAATAATCCACATCTGAAGGCATAGTCTTGTAATAGCGCCACCAATCCCGCTTCAGCACAGTTCCTGAATCTGGCGCAGGCTCCTGCATATACAATGCGTTCCAAACCCTTGAGCCCACAGACAGCTTTATCCTTCCGAGTTCGTCTCTGCCGTATTTTTCTGCCCACAGAGGCTCACCGCACCTGCGGAAAAAGCCGTCCTCCTCCGCCACAGCGGGCAGCTTGAGAACTTTCCATTCATCCGGAGCTTCGGCAAGAAGTCTCCCGGCGAGGTCATCTTCATGCCATCTTGTCTGCACCAGAATTATCCGTCCGTTCTTCTCAAGCCTTGTAAACAGGGTTGAGCGGTACCATTCCCACAATTTATCCCTGTAAACGGCGGATGATGCCTGCTCGGAGTTTTTTACAGGGTCATCGATAATAATCAGATGCCCTCCCTGCCCTGTGATTGAGCCTCCTGCGCCGGCTGCCAGGTATCTGCCGCCTTCTTCCAGTTCCCATCTTGCGGCGGAACGTACATTCCTTTTAAGCCCTTTTCCTCCGAAAACTCCCCTGAAAAGCTTTGAGGCGGTTAAATCCCTGACCCTGCGGCTGAAGCTCTCAGCAAGATCCGCACTGTATGAACAGGCTATAACATTAAGCTTCGGATTACGTCCCATAAACCACGCAGGGAAGCGCACTGATGTGACTTCACTTTTCCCGTGTCTCGGAGGCATCATCACCATCAGCCTGTCAGTCTCGCCTTTTTCCACAAGCTCAAGCTCACGGGCAAGAAGTCTGTGGTGCCAGCCCGGAACAAAATCCCTGTAACTGAGCATGCAGTACGCTATTAACGAGTCCTTCGCTTTGGCGCATGCCTCCACTCTGGGGTCAGTCTTCATCATCTCCCAGAACTCTTGCCGCATCTTCAAGGCTTATGTCAAACATATCGTCCAGTGCGTTATTGGTTCTGACTCCGCCGATCACTTCCTCCGGTTTAATCATCCCAACGTCACGGAAGGTTTTCACTGCTTTGGAATGTGTTTCCAGATCTTTGACATTGCCGCATTCATCAAGCATGCTGTCAGCTTTTTCTATCCCCCGCAGGGCGACATTCTGGACAGCCTTAAAGATTCTGATGCGTTTTTTACGCCCTTCCTCAAGGGTATTTTCCCATTTTTCACTTCTTATTTTTTCTCTGATAGTTGATGACTTACAGCCGAACATATCCGCAAGGATATCCGCATCTGTATTGCCGCTTTCGTATTCTTCTCTGATTTTGAGCCAATTCAACCCCATCTCCCCACCGGATACGCTTTTTGTAAGGTGAAGAAATATAGCTCATTAAGGATACGGCTTTGTTACGCCGTGTGACTGATAGGAATATTTAAGGAATGATTATTTTTAATAGTGTGCCTTTTTCAGAAGATGAAGCCTCCACCCTGCCGTTGAAGTTTTTCTCCATTAGCTTGTTTGAGATATAAAGCCCCATTCCTTTTTTAAGATTTGCGGTACTCAGCGGATCTTCGAGAGCAGCCCGGCAGGCTTCTCTGAATTTTCCTGTGTTGTCTTCTATACTGATTACGCAGGCTCCGTTTTCCTCGTTCATGCTTAAAACAATTGTTCCCACGCCGATGGCGTTAGTTTCCACAAGCTCACGGGAAACCATAAGGACATTAAGTAGAACCTGCTTAAGAACGGATGAAGAACCGTTAACTTTCGTCACTGAATTATCGCTGTAGAAGACAAAGCCGACTCCGTCTTTTTCGTAATATGTTGACACGAAAGAATGCACCTCATCCAAAAGAGGCATTACTTCAAAGCTCCCCTCCTCCTTTTCTTCTGCCGAAACAAACCCAAGAAACATTTCAACAGATTCCTTCATCAGTTTGATCTGCTCCCTGCATGCTGCGATACATTCAGTGAGGTACTTTTCATCTTCAATACCGGAAGAGATCTCTTCCTTTATGTTCTGCATGTTTATATGCACAAGGCTCAATGGCTCACGCCAGTGATGGGATACGGATGCCACCATTTCCCCTATGGAATACAGCTTCATCTGCTGGATCATAAATTCTTTCTGTTTTTCAAGCCGTTCAGCTTCCCATTCCGACTTAAGCTTTAATTCTTCCTTGTATTCAACAAGGTTTTCCATAACCCTTTCTGTTTTTTCCAGATGTCTGTTGTATTCATGAACAAGCTCTTTAAGCTCGGTAACATAGTCATTTTCTTCTTTGAGGTTGATTTTTCTTGATTGACCGAACAGACGCATAACCTCGGAATATGGTATTTCAAACCGGCGGCGGAATACCTTAAAAACGTAGTACATAAACAAACCGGAAAAGAGCAGAGTCATACCGGCAAG